GCCGACCTGAGCGGCGCCAACCTGAGGTACGCCGACCTGAGCGGCGCCAACCTGAGGTACGCCGACCTGAGCGGCGCCGACCTGAGGGACGCCGACCTGAGCGGCGCCGACCTGAGGGACGCCGACCTGAGCGGCGCCGACCTGAGCGGCGCCAACCTGAGGGACGCCAACCTGAGGGACGCCGACCTGAGCGGCGCCAACCTGAGCGGCGCCGACCTGAGGGACGCCGACCTGAGGGACGCCGACCTGAGCGGCGCCGACCTGAGCGGCGCCAACCTGAGGTACGCCGACCTGAGCGGCGCCGACCTGAGCGGCGCCAACCTGAGCGGCGCCAACCTGAGGTACGCCAACCTGAGGGACGCCAACCTGAGCGGCGCCACGGGCCTACTTGACCCCATCGACTGGATTAACGCTCACCTGGAGCGTGATCCCGAGGGCCGAGGCGTCATCGCGTACAAGACGTTCAACGGCAACTGGCGAGCGCCAGCAGGATGGACGCTCGCAGTGGGGAGCGTGATCAGTGAGGTCGTGAACCCCTACCCAACTTGCGATTGCGCCTGTGGAATCAACGTCGCCACTCTAGATTGGGTGAGGCGACAAGGCTCCGGCTGTCCCATTTGGCGCTGTCTCATTCGGTGGGAATGGCTAGCCGGCGTGGTCGTGCCGTACCACACCGACGGGAAAATTCGCTGCTCGCGGGTCGAACTGTTGGGGACGGTGGAGTAGCGACATGGAGTTCTACCTGCTGGCGCCGATCGTCCTGTACCTGCTGCTGTACCTCCTCTACTGGCTCACGAAGGGGATAGGCGAGAGATGGATGTAGTAGTGGGGCAGCACGTGCTGGCAAAGCTCCCTCAGTGGCTGGCCCTGGACAAGAACCTCGCTAGTCGCGAGTTGGAGGGAGTCGTCACTTACCGAACCGAGCGGGCTATCAAGCTGGTCGGTTACGCCAGCACGCGGCCGTCCAGCAACTGCCATCGCTGCGGGCGGGAGATCAAGAACCCTGCTTCGCTGTGGGTGGGCTACGGTCCGGAGTGCAGCGAGAAGCTGGGCATTCCCCGCGACTTCACCGAGGACCAACTCGCGGCGATCCGCGAGAAGCTGGTCACAACATCGAAGTGGGAGGGTTGGCTGCCGATCAAGTCGATCGACCTTCAGCCGCTGAGTGGGTCTGAGATGGTAGCCCCGCCGCCTGCACCGGCGGCGGACCCCTCAGCAGCGGCCCGGCAAGCCGCAAGGGCGAGATGCACGGTGCAAACGGTAAGGGGCCGGCTCCAGGTGCGGGCTCCCTTCAGCTTCAAAGACACACTCAAGGGCATCGCGGGGGCGATGTGGGACAAGGAGGTGAAAGCCTGGACCTATCCCGCGACCTCTGCGGCGGCTGGCAACCTGATGGCCGCGCTGCCCGACCTGGAGGGTGATGCGGCGTTCGAGGCGCTGATCGCTCAGGCAGGGAGGGCCGAGCGAGCACAGGCATACAAGACGGCGAGCGAGCTGCCGCCGATCCCCGGACTCAGGACGCAGGCATGGCTGCACCAGAGGCAGGCGTACTGGTACGTCGAGGACCTGCCTGCCGCGATGCTGGCAATGGGGATGGGTACGGGGAAATCGCTCGTGGGGGTGGCAACCGCGGTCAACACCGACGCGAAAGCGATTCTGGTGCTCTGCCCGAAGTCGGTCATCAGCGCGTGGGAACGGCAGTTCGCAGTCCATCCCATAGAACCCATTAGCACGGTCACCCTCGGTGGGGGGGCTGGATCCACGGCAAAGAAACGGGACGCGGCAATCGCTGCACTGGCCCTCCAGCAGAGGCTGGGGCGACCGATCGCGATCATTCTCAACTACGAGTCGGCATGGCGGGAGCCGATGTCCGACTGGCTGCTGAAGCAGCCGTGGGACCTGCTGATCATCGACGAGAGCCACAAGCTCAAGGCCCNAGGTGGGGTAGCTTCGCGGTTTGTTTCCAAGCTGGCGCGGCGCGCCAAGAAGCGGCTGGCTCTCACTGGCACGCCGATGCCTCACAACCCCGCCGACATCTACGCACAGTATCGGGCGCTGGATCCGGGCATCTACGGGACGAGCTTCCAGAAGTTCAAGTTCCGCTACTTCGACGAAGATCCATTCGGGGGACGGCTGACGGTGAAGCCGTCGATGGAGGACGAACTGAACGAGAAGTTCCACTCCATTGCCTACCGTGTCTCCGCTGACGTACTGGACCTTCCCGAAGCGGTCCACGTCTACCGGACCTTCGCACTCTCATCGGCCTCTGCCAAGGCGTACAAGGAGCTGGCGGGCGCGTTCTACGCGGAGATCGGGGGCGGGACGGTCACGGCAAGCAACGCCCTGGTGAAGCTTTTGAGGCTTCAACAAGTCACGTCGGGCTATGTCCGTGACGACGACGGCCAGGACCGCGAAGTAGACATGGGTAAGCGGGACCTCCTGGCCGATGTGCTGGACGACCTGGCAGAGCATGAACCGGTGGTGGTGTTCGCCCGCTTCCAGCACGACCTGGACTCCATCCACGAGGTAGCCGCGAAGCTGGGCAGGACTAGCTCCGAGCTATCGGGCAGGCGCAATGATCTTGCGGCATGGCAGGCGGGCGAGACCGACATTATCGCCGTGCAAATCCAGGCTGGCGGGGTGGGGATTGACCTGTCCCGCGCCCACTACGGCATCTACTACTCGCTCGGCTTCTCTCTCGGTGACTACGACCAGAGTCTAGCGCGCATTCGGCGCCCTACTGCGGACGGGAGCAAGCCGGAGGGCTACGCGTACGTTCATCTGCTGGCCGAGGGTACGGTGGACGAGAAGGTGTATCGCGCGCTGCAAGAGCGGCGCGACGTGATCGAGTCGATCTTAGCTGAAAGGGGGAAGTGACATGAGCACGCCGATCATCGACACAACTGTTGAAGACGGCGTTTCGATCGAGATCGAGACTTACAGGGGCTATCTCCGCCCCGCCTGGAAGATTGCCAATCAATGCAGAATCGAGATCGGCACCGAGGGGGAGGCGCTAGGTCAGGTGTATCTGACGCCAGTGCAAGCCAGGGAGTTGCACGAGAAGCTCGGCGCGTGGATCGAGGGGGAGGCAGCATGAACCAGGAACAGCTCAAACGCTACGTCGAGCTGGAGCACGAGCGGCGTGACCTGGACGACCGGCTCAAGGCGGTGAAGGCCGAGACCGAGAAGCTGGCGGCCTCGCTCCTGGACCAGTTCGCGGAGGCGGGCATGCAGAGCGCGCGGGTCAACGGCCTGACGGTCTACGTCCACCGGCAACTCTGGGCGTCTGCGGTGGAAGGCAACTACGAAGCGGCATGCCAGGCGCTGAGGGCCAGCGGGCACGGTGAGTTCGTGCAGGAGAGGTTCAACACCAATCAGATCAGCGCATTGGCGCGGGAGATGGACAAGAACGGCGAAACCCTCCCGGTCGAGTGGGACCGGGCCAATCAAGGTGGCCGAGACGTTCCAACTCAGGACACAGAAGGCGAAGTTAGGAGAGGAGCAGACTCATGGCACCTACAACGGCATTGGTTCCGGTCGAGGAGTACAGGGCTCTGGCGGTCGCGCCGGAACAGTTGAAGGAGATCATCGCCGAGAACGTCGGCGCTCTGGGAGCGAGCGAGTTCGATCTAGACCGCGTATCAATCCCGACCGGCGGCGGGACGGCCTGGTCTGTTCCGACTATCGAGGGCGAGGAATTGGTGAAGGAGATCGCCGGCATCATCGTGATGCAGCGCGATGCTCGCGCCTACTGGGAACGGAGTCTGGATGAAAGTGGCGGTGGGACGCCTCCGGACTGCACGTCCACCGACGGTCTGGTGGGCTACGGGCTCCCAGGTGGAGACTGCACCACCTGCGAACTGGCGAAGTTCGGGTCGAAGAGCGGCGGGCGCAAGGGCCAGGCGTGCAAGCAGATGAAGCAGCTGTTCATGCTGCGGCCTGACACCCTGCTCCCGATGGTCGTGAATCTGCCCCCTACCAGCGTGGCCCCTATCCGCAAGTACATGCTCAGGTTGGCGTCGGATGCGCGACCGTACTACGCGGTCATCACGCGACTGACGCTGGAGAAGGTGATGAACGGTGGCGGGGTCCCCTACGCCCGCGCCGTGCCCTCCGTGGCGGGGCCGGTGCCGGATGAGCAGCTTCCGGCAATTCGGTCCTACATGGCAGCCCTCAAGCCGGTGCTGGCTCGCACGGTCGCGCCGGCAGAATCGGAGTACGAGGGCTAACCAACAGGTCCAAGGGGCCGGGCGTTGCCGCCCGGCCCATCCTCCCCGACGGAGGCTTCTGTCATGGACTTTCTCTCGACGTTGTTCGGAGACAAACCGAACGATCTGTACGTTCTCATCTGGACGCCGGTCAAGAAGCGGAGTGCATGGTTCCGCGACCTGGACCAGGCACGAACGTACGTTGGCAACATATCCCACCTGGACGCATACGTTCACGTTGGGCTTTCCTCCAGTGATTACGGCCCTTCTCACCGCTGCGGTGCGTCGGACGTAGCGGGGATCGCGGGGCTGTGGGTGGATCTGGACATAGCGGACCCCGCGCACCAGAAGCCGAACCTGCCACCGACCCAGGAGGATGCTCTTGGCCTGCTGGCGGGCCTCCCTGAACCGTCTCTCACTGTGCACTCCGGTCACGGCCTGCAACTGTGGTGGCTGTTCAAGGAGTTATGGCTCTTCGAGAGCGACGCTGAACGCTCCGAGGCTGCGGAGTTGGCGGCACGGTGGCAGGGGACGATCAGACAGCGGGCCCGGGTAAAGGGGTGGGACGTGGATGCTACGGCCGACCTGGCGCGGTTGCTTCGCATCCCGGGTACGACCAACCGAAAGGGCAAACCTCCCGTCGAGGTGCGGCTGATCGGTGAGTCAGAAGCGCGTTACAACCCCAGTGACTTTGACGAGTATCTGGTCGACGTCACTCCTACCACTGCTCCGAGCAGTGGGAGCAAGGCCGGCGGGGCTCTGGTCCTGGAGGCGACCGCCGACCCACCGTTCGGCAAGTTCGAGGCGCTGAGCGAGATCGAGTCGAAGTTCCGGTTGAGCTGGGAGCGCAAGCGCAAGGACCTCCAGGACCAGTCGGGATCGAGCTACGACATGTCGTTAGCGTGCTACGCGGTGATGGCCAGTTGGAGCGACCAGGAGATGGCCAATTTGCTGATAGCTCACCGGCGAAAGCACGGTGACGACGTGGTGAAGGCGCTCCGACAGGACTACATGCGGCTGACCATCGACAAGGCTCGCCAGACCATAGCCAAGAGCCGCGCAGTGGAGGCTATCGACGAGATGGCGGTTGGAGTGGGCCCGGAACCGGAGAACAGGCGCCAGGCGATTTTGGACAACCTATCGGCGCTGTTCGAGGTGAAGATCACGCGGGTTGTGAAGTTCACGTCTGACCCCCCTGAGTACCGGCTGGAGACGGAGCTGGGCACGATCCACCTGGGCGAGGTTGGAAACCTGATCGGGCAGCCGCAACTGCGAACGAAGATAGCGGCTGCGTCAGGCCGATACCTGCCGCGCTTCAAGAACGAGCGGTGGGACCGCATCGCCCAGGCGCTTCTGGATGCCTGTGAGGAGGAAACGTTGGGCGAGGATGCCACAGCCGCCGGGGCTGCAAGAGGGTGGCTGACGAGCTATCTGGCACGCCACAAGCCCGTGCAGGGGATCGCCAACGCTGTGGAGCAGGAGTGTCCGTTCGTACACCTGGACGCACGCACCTACCTGTTCGGCAAGGAATTAAGACGCTGGCTCGGCCTGTATCAGGGCGAGAAGATCACAGCGAAGCTGATGGGCACGTGCCTCCGAGCGGCGGGCTGCGAGCCTGAAACTGTGGCCGTGAGTGTCGATGGAAGGGAAACCACGCGGCAAGTTTGGCGACTTCCCCTTATAGGGGGGGGCAAATGAATTTGAAAATGGTGTGCCCGAAAATAGCTATCATGGCTATTTTGCGAATTGGCGAAGTGCAGGCATAACAATGCTAAGCACAGATTACGATTTCCCGATAGAAATCCCGATAGTTACCCGACACTCTTGTAGTCATTCGACGGGAGTGTCACGGCTGGGCTGCCGTCACTCGCTATTGAGTAGTCGATTCTGAATCAATTTGCCGACCCCTATAGGGGGCCGTGTTTGGAGAAGACGATGATCTTTCAGGACCCTAGCATTACCGAAATCCGAAAGATGAAGCCGGCGACGTTGCTGGATGTGTGCTTCGCGTGGATGGACAAGGAGCCCCGCTGGCAGAGTAACGCAGGCCGCCTGTGGGACGACGTGAAGGAACGTTTCTGCACCGCCCCCGCGTCCGGGTCGCCCAAGTTCCATCTATGCCGTCCCGGCGGCCTGGCCATTCACAGCCTCGGCGTCGTGCAGAACCTGGAGCGCTTCGCCTCGGCGATGGCTGAAGACCTCGCCAGCTTTAAGACGGAGAGTGTTCTCCTCTGTGGACTATTCCACGACCTGGGAAAGATTGGCCTTCCCGCGAAGTCTCACTACACCCCCGGCTCCAACGGCTGGTACAGCGCGGCCAATGAAGGACTGTCCGTGCCTGCAATGAGCCTGTACTGGTTAGGAAAATACCATGTCGAACTGGAGCCTGCGGAGTACCAGGCGATCATGCACCACGATGGGCAGTATGTGCCAGAAGGGAAGTGGTGTCAGTTCGCGGAGTCACGCCTGGCGCTCCTGCTCCACTACGCGGACTACTGGAGCACCATGGACGAGAAGGGATGGCCGAACGGCTGATGGGCGAGTGGCGTGTGTTCGGCCCCCNGGGCACGGGGAAGACGACGACGCTATCACGGTATGTTCGTGATGCGGTGGAGAAGCACGGCTCCGATGGGGTGATCGTCGCGTCGTTCACGAGGACGGCAGCGGCGGAGATAGCGGGGCGCGACCTGCCCGTGGACCCCGAACGAGTGGGGACGCTGCATGCCCACTGCTACCGGGCCCTGGGCAAGCCAACGATAGCAGAGACGAAGGTCAAGGATTTCAACGCGGAGTATCCGCAGTACGCCCTCTCCAGCGAGGGCCACGACCTGGACGAGCCGGCGACTGAGCGACAGTACCAGACTGCCGGTGACGAGCTGATGGCCCGCTACCAGGTGCTCAGGGCGCGGATGATTTGCCGCGATCTCTGGCCTCCGCTGGTTGTCGGCTTCGCCAGGTGCTGGGAAGAGTGGGTAGAGCGGAACGACTACATCGACTTCACCGGCATGATCGAGCGGGCATTGGAGAGATTGGACACGGCTCCTGGTAATCCCCGTGTTGGGTTCTTCGACGAGATGCAAGACTCATCTGCCCTGGAGCGTGGCGCTGGTGCGCAAGTGGGGACGTCGCATGTCGTTCTTCGTGGTGTGCGGGGACGATGACCAGGCCATCTATGAGTGGCGTGGGTCCAGTCCCGAGGCATTTCTCGATCCTCCGGTGCCGGAGGAGCAGAAGCGTGTCCTCCGGCAGAGCTACAGGGTTCCCAGGGCTGTGCTGCAGGTAGCGTCAGCCTGGATACAGGGAGTCCAGAGGCGAGAACCGAAGGAGTACGCAGCTCGCGACTGCGACGGCGAGGTAAGGGATGTTGAAGCAACGTATCGATATCCCGAGCCGATCGTAGAGGACGCACTCCGGCAGATCGGTGATGGCAGGACTGTGATGGTGCTGGCGAGCTGCGGCTACATGCTCCATCCGCTGATTGCTGTGCTGAGGCGGGAGGGGATCCCGTTCCATAACCCGTATCGCCGGAACCGCGGCGACTGGAATCCGCTGAGAGGCCATCGTGGGACGAGCATGGTGGATCGGCTACTCGCCTTCCTGCGTCCTCACGTCGACTACTTCGGCGATGAGCGGCGAGAGTGGGCGGCGGACGATGTGCGGATGTGGGCCGAGGTGCTGCGGGCTGAAGGGGTGTTCAAGTATGGCCGGAAGGTCATTGTAGAGAAGCTGAAGGGGACTCGCGTTCTGGAGTACGAGGAGCTGCTGGACCACTTCAAGGACGAGGCGCACATGCCCATTCTGGGGATGGAACTGGACTGGTATCGCGACCACATGATCGGTGACAAGCGGCGGACGATGGAGTTTCCGCTGGCCGTGCTGCGGAGGCATGGCGTAGCGGGTTTGACGGAGCGACCGAAGCTGTGTGTGGGGACGGTGCATAGCGTGAAAGGTGGAGAAGCCGACGTGGTGTACCTGTGTCCCGACCTAAGTCAGGCGGGGATGCAGGAGTGGATGATGCCCGGGGAGGGGCGAGACGGCATCCGGCGGCAGATGTACGTAGGCATGACGAGGGCGAGGGAGCAGTTGGTACTGTGCCAACCGGTCTCGCCCTGCAACGTAGGGAGGATGGTGGCGTGAGCGCGCTAGTCGAGGACCTGATCCTGGTGGGGTTCCTGGTCTACACAATGACGATTCTGGTGGGGTTGCCCGCCCTGCTGCTGTTCGTCGCTGGTCGGGTACTAGGGGTGTGGTGATGCTCATAGGTCGAGTTGATAGGGAGGATACGAGAGAATGAGGATTGAGATAATGCCTGAGATCCTAGCGCAGCTAGGGGCACTGGAGTCGGGCAAACATTTCTCGGGGCAGTTCAAGACCATCAGGGCGTTACTTAGCGCCTATGATGAGATGAACCGCAATCAAGTTCAGGCGATACAGCACCAGCAAGCCAAACTCCAGGAGTCACAGGCCCGCGTCGCCCAGTTGGAGGAGGCGGCTGCGTAGTGTGAGGGAGGTCCATGGAGGTAGCGCGGCAAGTCTTCCCTAAAGGCTCTCTGGCTCGTGGCGGAGTTTGTAGGGGGCGTTTCCTGAGAGTGGATGCCGAGATTGATGCCGCCCTCTCCGCCTCGCCGTCGCCTGTAGTGGAGGTCGTGAAGGCCGGGATGCAGGCGTTCGGACCTGACGCCGAAATGCAGGTATCTCTCGTGAGCAACGGACAGGTAAACACCCAGGCGAACATCATCATGCCAATGGAGCACTATGCAAGGTTCCGAAATGCTGCATTCCTATTGAGGCGAAGGCAGCCGGGGGTGTGGGGCTCGTGAGCAACAACATGACCAAGCTTGATACGGTCTGCCCTCTTTGTGGCAAGCGACTGGTAATCGGTCTGGACTACCTGCCCAAACTGGAGTGCGACGCCTACGCCATGGCTACAAGCTGCAACTGCGAGCTATCCGACATGGACAGGGGACGGCTCATGGTGAGAGTGCGGCAGCTAAGAAAACAGCAGGAGGTGGGCGATGCCCGATAAGCCACTGATGAACTACACCACAAGCATCAGCGCTGAAAAGACGTTGGGCGAGATCATGGGCCTCCTCGCCGGCGCTGGAGCGCGGTCGCTCCAGATCGATTACGACGACAATGGTCAGCCTTCAGGGCTGTCGTTCCTGATCAACACGGAGATCGGAGAGCGAGGGTTCGCGCTCCCTGCCAGGGTGGATGCCGTGTTCACGATCCTCGAGGAACAGTACGAGCGTGGCCGCGTACAGCGTCGCTTCGCCAACCGTGAGCAGGCAGCGCGGGTGTGCTGGCGGATACTCCGCGATTGGGTCGACGCGCAGCTCGCTTTGATCCAGGCGGGGCTAGCCGACCTCGAAGAGGTGATGCTCCCTTACATGATCCAGGGGTCGGCAGGGCAGACAGTCTATCAACTCATGGTGGCAAGGTGCCAGGCGCTGCCGCCTGGAGGTGAAGAAAATGCGTGAGAAGAGTCTCCATGAGCGGATCATGGCGTACATCAATATCCAGCCTGGGTGTAAGTGCCGCAAGAGACACGGCACGGCCTACGGGCACAAGGGTGATCCTGACCTGTACGGCTCGCTGTGCGGGCTGCACTTCGAGTTCGAGATCAAGCAAAAGGGAGAAAAACCAACGCCACTCCAGCAGAAGCGGCTAAAGGAGTGGGAGGCTACGGGATCGATAGTCGGCTGGTTCGACGACTTCGAACTAGCTAAGGGATATATCGACGAGACCTTGGCTCGGTCCACTTTTCAGGTTGTTCGAGCTGAACTGGTCAAGCTAGGTTTGATCGATGCCGCGTCGAGGTAGCAAGGGCCGGTACTGGTGCGAGAAGAAGCGGGCGCGGGTGCACCCACTCAAGGCTTTCGCGGTGTGCCTGCTCAGGGGTTGCCCGCACCTGTGGGTGCGACTGGTCGTGAAGGGGAGAAGGAAGTGACTCGTTACGTTCCACTGGTGCTCAGACAATGTTGCTGGTGTCACGCGATATGGGACGGCGGGAAGTGGGTTAAGGCAGATGGTCTCCCGCTGTTCGGCAGGGCGAAGCATGGGGTCTGCGATGGCTGCATGCGGAAGCTGATCGGGGAGTACAGGGAGATCAAGGCGGTGGAGGCTGGCTAGATGGACACGAACACCCTTATGAGGGAGTACAGGCAGCTCGCTAACAAGCTCAAACGGACCGGTGTTGAGGAGATGCGACTGCGAGAGCTACGTAAGGCTCTCAAACGGGAGGGAGCGAAACCGCCCACGGCGATACCGTCTAGCGCTTCGCCGATCTATCCTCCGAGGCCTCGAAGGAAGAAGACAGAGTGGCCACGGCTGCTGGATGCTGAGGTTAGGCCTCTGAGATACAAGGAGTAAGGGCGGGACTACCCGTCCTTACTCCAGACTAGTGGGCTTTCGCCGCCGGAGCAGGATGTCTCCGGCGGCGATCATTTTGATGAGTGTGCTGATGCTGGGTTGCCCTCGCCTGGGGCCGGTGGGGGCAAGAGCCCCCACCGACGCGGCGATCTCCAGCAGCCGCACTTTGAGGTTGGCGGGTACCAGTAGGTTGAGCGATTCGGGCATTGTGTTCCTCTCTTCCTTTCTCTGCCTGCCTTAGTCTCGCCCGAACCCCTTGGGCAGGTCGATGTTCATGATGTCGTCAATCTGGCTATCGAGTTCGTCCAAATCCAGGTCACACACCGCTTCAAGCTTCTCGTAGGTTGCGCTGCTCTGTGCGTTCTCGGGGAAGTTGTCCATCCAATCCTGGTACTCCTCCTGCAACGCTTTCAACTCGTCCAGTCCTTCACGCATCTGATCGGTGGCGCGCTGCCAGCGTTCGGGTCGTGATGGCTGTCTCATGTCATGCTGCCTCCCCGTTCTTCCGAGCCTGGTAGACGGCGAGCTGGTCCATGTAGTCGCGGTTGCTGTCGAAGAGGACGTCATACTCGTCGACGTAGTCGGTCTCTGGCTCCGGTCGCTCGGGAAGCGCCGGGCTGAAATCGTCGATCCGCTCCTGTACGACTTGCCGAACGGCTTCGATGCGCTTCTGAATTGGCTCCAGCTCCATGGCCATCTCGTCGGCCAGAGCCTGAAGCCTGCTCTCGTAGGAGCGCACCACCTGGATGGCTTGAGCCTTGTACAGGCCAAGGTCAGCGGCCTCACTGTGCGTCTGCGCCTGCCACTCCTGAGTCACGTATTCCTGAGCGCTGTTCTGTGCTTCGCTCAGCTTCTCGCTGTACTCGGTGTCTCGGTAGGGCTCCGCCCATTCACGGACGATCCTTGCCAGCTCACCAGGATGCAGTGCTTCGAGAGCGTCCAGCTCTACCGCGCCGTTGCAGTTGCGGCGCTCCATGAAGCCATTGGCTCGGAGATCACTCTCCTTGATGGGGATCGTAGGTAGGTTCCATTCTTCCACCTGGTCATGGGTAAGGCAGATGGGTTGAAGCTTCACCTCCTTGGAGCAGTAGTTCTGTGCCCAGTACTCAATCTGCCTAGCAACACCCACCGGCATGAAGTCGCCGGCTGGATCGAAGTCGGAGATGTAGGCTATCCGACATGGTTTGTCCAGTCGCTGGATGCGCTGGAGCAGGTTTACCACGGTAGTGATCGATTGGAAGCCGAGACTGGTGATGTAGTCCATGCCGAGTTCCTGGCAGATCGGTTCCAGGACGTCGTTCATCGTGGATTTCTCGACGAACAGCACCAGGTGGTAGGGCTGATCCGCGTCCTGATAGTCGTAGCCGCTGATCTCCGGCTGTGGTAGAGAGAGGTTGATGTCCTCGGCTATGTCGACTGTGATCTCGGGTAGTTGCCACTCCGGACTGGGGATGTAGGCGCTGGGGTTCGGGTCGTCCCACCGCGCGTAGACGTTGTTATGCGGAGGTGGGTTGCGGCGATCCTCGAAGGCGGTTGGAGAAACGTAGCCGAGGTACCTTGCCGCCTTGCCTGCCTGGCACAGGTAGTCCCAGCACTGAAGCGTGTTCTCATAGGCTCGGTCGTCGTGGCGCTTGGCTCCGGTGGACACTAGCTGGTAGTGGACCCGCCGCAGGTGGACGCCCTGGGAGAAGCCAGCATTGCGCCAGATCCCGCGAAACCAGGTGGCCAGATCCACGTTGGCGGGGCTGCCTCCGAAGAAGGGGTCATTCTGGCGGGCCAGTGCCAGTAACGACGGAATGGGCTGGCCGGTCTCCTTGGATAGCTCCTTGATTGCCTGATAGCCGCGCATGATTGCTGCTCCTTCCTTCTCTATATGTATGCGCATACCCTGAGTGTAGCTTCTCACAGGCATAACGGACTGTCCAATGCTAGTCTGTTATGCATATCTGGGCTATGCGCATATTGCAGGCATAACGGACTGATGGTAGGGTGCTAGACGTAACACGCTGCTGGGCTGCCGCCACTCGCCTTTGGGCATGTGAATCGGAATCGAATTGGGCAGCCCTATAAGGGGATTTTCACTATGGTCGAGACTGCGAGGGCACGCCAAGCCTGGGCTGACTACGTGGCCATGGGACCAGGGCGTAGTCTACGCAGTCTTGCGGCTCACTATCGCTCAGTCGACGAAGCGCCAACGCGACGGTTTGAAACCCTTGCTGCGTGGTCACAGCGCTTTTGCTGGCAGGCGCGTCTCAAAGATATCGCCGATCGAGAGGCGAAGGCTGCGGAAGAGCGTGAGGCTGCCTATAGGCGCTCGATCATGGAAGCCGGGTACGCGCTGTCTCACGAGCGTGTAGCGGCGCTCAAACGGCTTGCCGAGAAGCTGTTCGACGAGCTTCAGGACCCCGAGAAGCTGTGGTTGCGCGACTACAAAGGCGGTGGCAAGGCCGGGTTTAGAGAGATACAGCGATTCAATGCAGCCGAGGTAGAGCAGCTTCGAGGGCTCTTGGACGATATTGCCAAGGAGAAGGGTGATCGCCGGGAGAAGGTTGATCTGGCAGCCTCCGGTAGCGTGGCCATTCAGGTCATACCGTGGAAGCCGAGAGGAAAGACCGATGACAACAGCGACGACTGAGGTCCGGGCTCTCTACGAGCTGCACGATCGCCAGGCGATGGCCATGGAGTTGCTGGGGTGGACGCCTGAGGCGTGGGATGACCGCTCCGGCAGTGTCCACGAGCTGCTGTACGGCGGTGCGGCCGGCGGGGGCAAGAGCCACCTGATTCGCTGCGTAGCCGCGACCGTGGCGACGCAGATCCCTAACAGTGTGTCCGTGATCTTCCGGCGCACTTACCCTGAGCTGGAAGAGAACATGATCCGCACCTTCCGGCTCGAGGTTCCGCGCTCTCTCGGCGACTACAACGAGGGTAAGCACGAGTTTAGATGGACGAACGGCTCGATCACGGAGTTCCGGCACTGCGAGCGTGAGGGCGAGGTTGATCGCTACTACTCCGCAGAGTGGGACGCGCTGTTGATCGACGAGGCGACGCATTTCACCGAGTTCATGGTGACGATGCTGCGCGGTCGCGTTCGTTCGACGAAGCCAGGATGGTATCCGACCATCGTCTACGGTAGTAACCCTGGCAATGTCGGGCACAGCTACTTCAAGCGGCAGTTCGTGGAGGAGAGCCAGCGCCACGGTGGGCAACCCTGGATGGCGCTGCGGGAGCACGGTGGGTTGAGGCGGGCCTTCCTCCTCTCCAAGTTGGTGGACAATCCCTCTCTCTCTGGCGACTACGAGTTGATGCTTGAGGGGATCAGCGATCCAGTGGTGCGGCGGGCTATGCGCGACGGCGACTGGAGCATCTTCGCGGGGCAGTTCTTCAGCACGTGGGGCTATGAGCGGCATATCGTGGAGCCATTCCCGGTACCTAAGTATTGGCGTAAGTGGGCCGGCCTGGACTGGGGATACGCGAAGCCGCTGAGCTATGGGATCTACACGCAGGATCCTGACTCTGACCACGTATACAGGATCAGGGAGCTGTATGCCAAGGAACTGAATGACTCTGAGGCTTGCGAGCGCATCCTTGCGACGGAGGCCACGGTTGAGGGGTCAGCTGATGTGCGGCTGTCGGACCCCAGCGTGTGGGCACGGAAGAGCGAGAGTGGGCGCAGTACGGCAGAGATCTACGCTGAGAAGGGGGTGCAGCTGACTCCGGCTAACAACGATCGTGTCAACGGCTGGCGGCTATGCCGCGATCTGCTGGCCGATAAGCCGGATGGCAGGCCGGGCTTCCAGGTGTTTGCCAACTGCTACGAGTTCATCCGCACGATCCCCGATCAGGTGTACTCGAAGACCAACCCCGAGGACATGGACACAGATGGCGAGGACCATGCCGCTGACGAGTGGCGCTATGCAGTCAGCAGCAGGATGGCGGCGACGGGCAGCGTGGTCACGTCCTGGAGCCGGCGGCAGGGCTGGCAGCGTAGGAGATAGTGATGCTTGATGTGCTCGATATGATGTCTCCCCAGGGTCAGGGTATGGATCCAATGATGATGGGCGTCGCTCCACAGGGGCCATTGATGCCAGACCAGATGATGATGCAGGGGCCATCTCTTGGTGGCGACCAGATGCTCCCCGAGGATCCCCTGGCCATAGACGATACCTTGATGAACCTGCCTCCACCGCCGACTATCGACTACATCATGACGCTGGCCCGCGACGAAGAGGACTACTGGCGCCCACAGAAGGAGCGGATGGCGCTGGATGACACCCTCTACCAGCTTGAGGACTCGACGCAGATGGTCCACGCCGACGAGGGCACGGAGGAAGAAGCCGAGTACGCGGCGCTGAACGATCTCCGGACTATCGCTGACAAGTTCATGAACCGGATAGGGCGCTCCGAGATGCAGCTACAGGTGCCAAAGCGCACCGAAGGAGAGGACGCAGACGCACAGGCGATAGAGGACTACCTTCGCTGGTGCTGGCGGAAGTTTGCCCAGGATCACCTCCTGCGTGGTGGGAAGATGCCGCTTGGACGTCAGGAAGCTGGCGATGCCTGTGTGCGTGGGTGGTTGTGCTATCGGGTGTGGTACGACCCCGAGGACACCGAGTTCCCCTTCATGCTCGACCTGATGGACGGGCAATTCGTCTATCCGCGCTTCAACCGCAAGGGACTGAAGCATGTGCTGTACATCCGTGATACCACTGTGGACCGCCTCCTGGAAGACTTCCCCGAGTTCGAGCCGGAGGTCCGCAGCTTGTACGCCGATGCTAACGGCTACGTCGATCCGAAGCACATGGCCAGCTACGTTGCCTACTACGACAGGGACTACCATGCGGTGGTGGTAGATAACCGCTGGGTGAAGCAGCCGACGCCGCACGGAATGGGGCAGGTGCCTTGGGTATGCATTCCGAACCAGGGTGGGCTCCACGAGGGCAGGTACGGCGAGGGTACGAGCAACAACTGGACGAAGTACTACGGGGACAGCATCTACGCCCCGCTCCGAGACCCCTACGCCATGATGATACGGCTGTACTCGGCGCTCATGACGCAGGTCGCCAAGGACGCGGACCCGCCGGTTGTCATCAAGACCAGCGCCAAGATGGACCGCGAGGATGTGGACTTCGGAGTTGGCGGGACGACGATCCTTAGAGATGAGAATGGCGAGGTCAAGGTAGTCGAGGTGGCACAACGGCCGTACATCCTGGAGCCGCTGGTCAGTGGTGTGAAGGCGAGCATGGCGAAGGGGTCCATTCCGGACATCGAGTGGGGCCACGATATGACGGCGCAGAGTGGGTACGCGAGAACAGTGCTCTCCAGTGCCGCGGACGACGTGTTCAGCCCTCCGGTGACGGCCATCGAAATCGGACGCGGTGCGGTGAGTAAGCTGATCCTGGAGATCATCGCGAAGAACCAGATGACTGTTCCGATGGTGGTGACCAAGCGCGGGATGCGGATGGCTGGACAGCAGTTCAGCTATGAGAGTGTCCTGAAGAACGGGACCTACGTCGAGACACGGTTCAGTCAGTTGACTCCGCAGGACATGGTTGCGATGAGCACGCTGATCCTGAACCTGGTCAAGGGGGGGATCATCAGCGCTGAGACGGCCAGAAGCGACAAGTTCCTGGCGCTGGAGAATCCGACGCTAGAGGTGGAAAGGCTGCTCCGCGAGAAGGCGCTCTTCGACCCGCGTATCATGGAGATGCTGATGGACTTCGCCATGATGCAGGACCCTAATGACCCGATAGCGGTGGCATGGCAGCAGAAGAAGTACGAGGAAAAGATGATGACCATGATGCAGGCAAGCCAGGCGGGCGGGCGTCAGTTGGCCGGCAGGACGAAGAACCCGCAGCCCCAGGCTGGTGGTCCACAAGCGGTGGGACAGAACGTGAACCCCGACCTGTTGATGGCGCAGCGTGAGATGGGAGGCTACAACGGATGAGTGGTCAACTATTTGGAGAGGAGGCTCGTCGAGCTTGGGAGGCTGCGGGCGGCACGGACTACAACAAGCAGGTGGCCGAGGGAAAATCTGGCTTTCAGAGCACCAATCCGAGTGTGACATTTGGGAGCGGGACTGGCAGTGATAGCCCCTGGGCACAGGCTGAGAGTGGAGGTACGAGCGTGGCAGATACAACAAACAGGAATATGGGGCCAGCTGAGATGCGGCAGTTGCAGGCATCTCCAACTTCTGCACCGACAGGGTACAACCCGAACACAGGCAACAGCGCACAGACTGCCGCCAACGCGGCTACAGTCGATGACGATTGGTTCAAGAACTCGACATGGTTTTCCAATCCGGGCGCGGCGATGCGGGAGTACCTGAAGGGAGTTGGGGTGAACCCCGACCGTGGATCCAACCTCTTTACGCGTTGGGCCGAATCCAAGGCTAGCATGGTCCCGGCTGCATACATGCTCAAGAACTCCGGTAACCAGCAGAGCATGAACGATGGGGACTTCCTCGGCTTCCTGAGTAAGCTGATGGGCGGGGGCCTGGGAGCTGTGGGACTTGGCAACATCGGTGAGAGCATCCGCGGAGCGCTCGGTTCCACGGCGGATACTGACAGCGACTGGGGCAAGTTTTGGAACAACTTCACGAGCGACAGGGACATTGCTGAGTTCGTGGCTAACATGAGCGGGCTCCAAGGTTGGGGCAACGTCACCCCATTCCAGAAAGCACGACAGGCCGATATTCAGTACAACGCTCCGGAGCGGTTCACCGGCGAGATGGCTTCCGGCCGTCTGCCCAAGAGTACACTGTTCTGGCAGTGGCTCAAGGACCAAGGCCTGTACTAGGAGGTGGCTTCGATGGCTGATGGCGTCTTCGGTGGCAGCAACCCATTTGCTGGCATGTCCGGCCAGGGCCTCTGGTACCTCAACGAGCAGCCAGAAGCAGGATTTGGTAAGTACGTGGGCGGCGGAAACGATGCGTTCAGCCGGTGGCTACGGTCGCAATATGGACGCTATCAGTCCGACTACTCCGGCAAGCTAGCTAATACTCCAAGCATGCAGTGGACGGACTATCTTTCCAGTCTTAACCCGAAGGGTGAATACGCGCAGCTCGGTGCCTGGGATCGCGGCGAGAGTCCGCGCAACTGGAGTGGGCGCACAAGGTGGGTGTGGTAGATGTTCGGGATAGACTTCGACATGCTGGCGAAAAGCCTGAACAACGACTGGCACAATCTGCTCGCCGTCTCTGCTCCGGCCAATTCTCGCCCACAGCCGTTCGACTGGAGCAACCTGGCTATTAGGAGAGAGCCTGATAAGGGTATTGATTGGGTGAAGATCGCGGCGCAGATGCGCGGCAACCAGCCACTTGGTCCCGCCCGCATGGCCTCGCCGATTCGGCAGACGGCGAGTGCTGGGCCATTGATGATTAACCAAAGCACGAATAATCAAAGTGTGGATTCGCAGCGGGCTGCGGCCTTGGACATGGCGCGCCAGATGTATGGTGAAGAAGCAGCGCGCGTGCTGGATGCCACCTTCGACACGGAGGCGGGCTGGGGCGGAGCTGTTGGAGACACGGACCTAAATCCCGTTGGCAGTCATGGGCCGCTGCAATTCTACGGTGGAGGCGGGATGCTGAACGCCTTCGCGGCCGATAAGGGGATCAAGGATCTGGCAGAGGCCGGTCGGTACGTGCGGACCAACCCATTGGAGGCGGTGCAGTGGGCATTGAAGGGCTATTACGGTAGTGCCCTAAAGGCCGGTATGGACGCGGGTCTCTCTGGCGCGGACCTGGCGACCTATGTTCAGCAGTACGGGCAGCGCAGCGTAGCTCCCGAGCGGGCGGGCGCTGCCTACAGGAGGAAGTACGGTGGCTGACTTCCTGGAGTTCCTTCGTGAGAGAGTGCCTGGACTGTGGACGCCGCAGGAGGTGTTCACTCCCCCTCCCATGCCAGAACCGGCATCAACGCCGATAGTTCCCGCGAACTATGACATAGACCTGTTTCATCAGCGTCCTGTGCCCAAACAGTACCAACCTGGGCACGACCGCTGGTCCTTCTGGCAGGAAGAGATGGCAAAGTCCGAGGAAGCGCTGCGTCAGGGGGACCAGTTCGGTCAGGTGCAGCACTCCGGCGGGGCCGCGCCAGGTGCGCTCGGCGCGGCACTCACAGCCGAGAACGAGGTTGTTAGCCAGGGCACGCTTGGCGGCTACGTGTACAAGGTCGCCAAGACGAAGGGCACACCACTGGAGGGCTTCGTTCGTGGATCCGGCGGCATGATGGATCAAGTCAATCCTGTTAGCAGGGCGCTCGGGATCAGTACGGAGGACATCTACAATCGCGCGGACGAGATAGTTGCCGCCTACGAGTCTGCTCCATATGGCAAGGAGCAGATGGCATGGGACACGTTCCGTCGAGGGATGGTACCCGTTCAGGCTGGTTTGGCTGAGACGCTCCTTCTCCCCGTCCAGTTACATTGGCTTTGGGATACCAGCAAAGATTGGGGCTGGTATATCTATGCGGGCCGGAAAGGCGGCGGCCGAGTCGGGCATGATGAGGGCGATGATCAGGGAAGCGCCGCAGGCTCTCGATCGCATCGCCCCCGAGATAGCACGTGCAGAGCGTACCAGCAAGTTGTACCGCGGTCTTCAACTCGGCACACTGCCCGCGCAGGCTGTAGACAGGCTGGCCGATATCGTTGGTCCCTACGCTTTCTGGGGAATGCTCGGGGCGATGGGCACGGCGGCTGGGCTGGAGAGGCTGCAACCTGAGGGTGTGGACCCCGGACTGGTGCTTACTGGCGGCACAGTTGCTGGTGCCCTGGCCCCAAAGGCTGGCAAGCTTCCTATCTTTCGACAGAGTGCAGAGACGGCGGCAAAGATCTTAGAGTCGCGACTCCGCAATGCATTGAACAGCCTTGCCAGATCCACCGGAGAGGCCGAACCAGTCGAGACGATGGATCGAGTGATAGGTGCCCCTGGAGTTGTGCCGGTAGAGCAAGCAGCGACCACACCAGTGGCAGCCGGCACTACCCCTATTACTGGAACTGCACCAGCCGTTCCCCCGTTAGAGCAGATAGCTCGTATGACCAAGACCGAGGCTTCGCAATTCCTTGGACGGCGAGCCGCGTTGAAGATTGAGGCTGGCAAACCCTACGTCGTCGTGCATGATGTGACCGATCCATTGGTGAACGAGCGCGTACGGCTTGACGAGCAAGGCGAGAAGGAGGTGCAGGCGGCGCTGAACCTGGATCCTAAGATGCGCTACAGCGCTTACCGGAAGATCGTCGATGAGTTCATTGATCGCAGCGGCAAGCGCGGACTGTGGACTGCTTACGATGATATTCACCGCGAGGCGGTGAGCAAGAATCTCACCGCTCTGATCCAGGATGCCCTCGACGAGCGTACCAGTCCGCAGCGGGTGATGGAGATCGCCAAGAGCGCGGGAATGCGCATTCCGAACGATCAGTACAAGCTGTTGGCTGCCAAGATTAAGCAGACCGAGCGGCAGTACAAACAGGGCGAGAACGCTGTGATAGGGGCCATCAACGCGGAGTTGAAGACACCGGTCCCCGCAGCCATGGATTCTTCGCGAGCGGACGCTGGCTTCGATCAGTTGCGGTCCGTCATGGACCGGATGCAGGCCAACCAGCTACAGCGCGGACAGGACGCCGGAGCAAGGTTGAGGGCTATCCTAAGCGATCCCGAGACTCCCCCTCCTGTTATCGACAAGGGACCTGAGCTCTCCGACGTGCCCGACTACCTGGGGCAGCAGCGCGTGTTCAAGGGTAAGGTCGCGACGATGCACCCCCTCGACGAGGCGGCATTCCTGGCTACGGTGCCGGGTAAGCGCAACAAAGCCGCGGCCCAGTGGTTTAGGGACATGACCGGCGCAACCGATACCGAACTGCAGGTCCATGGTGCGCGACTACGCAACGCTCTCTCAGGAGCAAAGGGCGGCGAGGTGGAGCTCCCCTACCAGTGGAAGGGTGCGGTGACACCAAGGCTGAAGCCTGAAGATGTGAAGGCCGCGCTTGCAGAGAATCCCGCGACGGTGGACGCCGCGTTGATGAACCGCGAGGACGAGGTTATCCGCTCTTCGGTGGAGAGCATCGCCCGCGATCTGTCCCCAGAGGAGCAGTCTGGCTTTGATGGGCTGATCGAGCAGATCAATCAGTACCAGCGAGAGGCACTGGCAACCGCGCGCGATGATACTCGGGAGTGGCTGCGCGACATGCCGGAGAAGGCCACACCGGAGCTGCGAGACAAGCTGAAAGAACTTGGGCTCACCTATGGCAAGGTGACTGGTGAGCAGCTGGGCACCTTCGAGCGATCCAAGAAACGAGTCAAGGATTTCCAAGGACTGCTTACAGCCTACAGAGAAGGCAAGGCTCGAGCTGCACAGTGGCGTCGGGAGCAGAAGGCGCGGCTGTTGGAGCAGTTCCGGAAGGGCGAAGAGCTGAGTTTCGAGCCCTATCAGCCACGTGCGAATGCCGCTCAGGCCGCTCAGGCCGCTCAGGCAGTCCAAGAACCGGCCTCTCCTTCTTTGCAGGTACAAACAGGCATAACGGACTCCAAAAAGCCTCCTATCGTGCCCGCAGCGAGCGAGAAGCCAGTTACCGACCTGGACCGCGAGTACTTCAGCCGCTTCTCAGACGCAGAGGGCGTGGCCGAGGATGCCGTCAAGATGGCGCTGGCAGGCGACTGGAGCGGCATCCACGCGCTGTGGCGGGCGTCACACCCCAGCCCCGCGAGGCCATTGAAGAAAGGTGAGACGGTAGAGAACTTCGATCACAAAGCGATGATGTCCGAGTGGTTCGCACAGCGGGCCAGGATCAAGAAGGCCAGTGGCGGCGAGGTGAGCGGCGTGACTCCGCGCAAGCTCCAGGACGATCCCGAGGCGCTGATGGAGTATGCCAGGGGGTTAGCCGAGACGGCGGCGAGACGAGGGGACGTGCCCTGGAAGAAGGGGCCGAAGGAGCCGCCGGCGGCTACACCAGCGAGAGTTGAACCGGAGCCGCCAACCAAGCCTCCGGCTTCCGACCAAATGCCCGATGCACCGGCCACGCTTGCAGACCTGATACCCGAGGGAGGGTTGCGCCAGCTTTCCGACCTCTATCAGGATGCGAAGCGGGCTGGGCTGGTGCAGGACGAGGACGAGTTCCGCGCGCTACTTGCCCGCGACAGTTTGATCAGGACTGGCACGGGAACGAGCAGCAAGGGAGCGAAGGGGCTGCGCAATCGGGAGTTGAGCGCGAACGGTAGCGACAGTTACGCGGAGAGGCGGCCTGCCGAAGCCGATCAAGTACCCGTACCAAGGGAGGAAGTGTCCAATGTCGAGACACCCGACCCCACCAGTGTCGAAGGGGGTGCGGACGAGCTACGCCGGCCAGTCGATCAACCAGAGGCAATTACCGAAGGGAAAGAAGTAGAATCTGGCACGCCGGCTGCACGGACTGCTGCGAAGGAGGGGACAGATGCTGGAGGAACCGAAGGCACTGGCACAGAGAGTGAAGGCCCACTGGAAGGAGCACAACAGGGAGCTGTATCAGGAGTTCCTGAAGGACGGCGATCTGGACAAGCAGGCGCTGGAGACGGCGAACAGGGCGCATCGGTACGCGAAGAGACTGGTGGCGCAGGGGTACAGCGAGGACGAAGCAGCGAGCGAGGCGATGAGGGACGTGGTGTTAGTGATAGTGAAGTAGCCCACGTCTCGACCACCTCTGATACCTCTGTCCGCGACCACATCATCACAGACGACGATCCAGTAGGCGCCCGCAAGGGTGCGCGTGAGCTGTGGGATGACAACGTCGAGTCCATCAAACTGCTCAAGACCCTCCAGAAGGAGAGTCGTAAGGCAACCCCCGAGGAACAGGCTATCCTTGCCCGATTCAGGGGCTGGGGTGCGTCCAAGCTCAACAAGTACTTCGAGCCCTGGAGCAAGGAGTACAAAGCCCTCTCCGAGATACTGGGTGAGGATGAGATGCGCGCCCTTGAGAAAAGCCGCACTAACGCCCATTACACCTCTCCCGATGTAGTCAAGGCTATCTGGAAGGCGCTGGATCGTCTCGGTATCGGCTCCCTGCCTCGCGTTCGGATGCTGGAGCCGTCGGCAGGTAGCGGTTTCTTCCTTGGGCTGCAACCAACACACCTAGCTGCGCGTTCGGCCCGTACCGCCATCGAACTTGATAAGGGAACCGGCGGCATTTTGGAGCAGCTTTATCAGAATGCTCGAGTGTTCGTTCAGGGCTACCAGGACACTCCCCTCAGGCCCAACGAGTTCGACCTGATCGTCTCCAACGTCCCCTTCAGCGAGACGGGCTTTACCCGCCGCGAGTGGATGAAGGGCGGCAAGCAGTGGCTGAACAAGTTGGGGCTGCACAACCAGTTCTTCGCACTGGCGCTGGAGCAGGTTCGCCNTGGTGGGGTAATCGCCTTCATCACCAGCCGTTACACCATGGACGGGCAGGGGGCTAAGGCGCTACGTAAGTATCTGACTGACGAAGCCGACTTCCTGGGGGCTGTGAGGCTGCCACGCAACACCTTCAAGGACGTAGCTGATACTGAAGTCGTCACTGATGTCGTGTTCCTGCGCAAACGCTTGCCGGGAGAGGCTCTAAGCAAAGGCAGCACCGGTTGGCTTGAGACTCGAAAGATGGTGCTCGGGCAACGGTCGGTTGGCAAACACTATTGGAACCAGACGAAAGAGGACGTAACCACTACCATCAACAGGTACTGGGACGAGCACCCCGAGATGGTGGTTGGCAAGCCGTCTAACAAAGGCAGCATGTACTCGGAGTTCGAGTACACCGTTGACTACGAGGGCGACGACCTTGTTAAAGCGATAGACGACGCCTTCTCGAAGCTACCCGAAGGCGTGATAAAGCCGTGGGAGCGGCCGGCCGGCGAGGCCAAACTGCCGACAGTCATTAAGGGGATACGTAAGGGTAGCTATTACTCGAAGGGAAACAAGGTCTATCGCGACGGCGAGCTGGTCCAGAAAAACGCCGATCGCATAGCCGACGCCATTAAGGTTCGAGATATCGCGCGGCGGGTGCTTTCTTACCAGCTTGAGGGAGCAACGGACGTCGCGCTCAAGGCTGCCCAGGGCGAGCTTCGCAAGGCACACGCACAGTTCGTCGGTAAGTGGGGGCCACTCAACAGCACATTCAACAGGAGTGCCCTGCGCTCCGATCCAGATAGCCACCTACTGAGGGCGCTGGAGAACTGGGACAAGACCAACCAGGCGGCTCTTGGTGGCCAGTGGTCGGCCATCAAGAAGAACGTCACGGATTCGATGATCGAGCGGTTGCAGATGCCCATATTCAACAGTCGCGTGGTCAAGGCGCTCAGACAGGTTGAACGTGCGGAACGGGCAGACGATGCCTTGGCTATCACCCTCAACGACGTGGGCCGTGTAGATTTCGACCACATGGCAAAGCTCACCGGCAAGAGTACCGCTGAGCTTGAACGCGATCTAAAGGGGCGGGTATACCTGAACCCCGAAGGCGACTGGGAGACGGCGGACGAGTATCTCACTGGCTACGTCAAGGATAAGCTGCGCGCCGCCAAAGTTGCCGCCGAGAAGGATACTCGCTATCGAGAGAACGTAGAAGCCCTGGGGAAGGTACAACCTGCCGACCTTGAGCCTAGTCAGATCGAGGTCCGTATGAGCGGGCACTGGCTCCCGCCTGACGTGATGTCGAGCTTCGCCAGAGACCTTCTTGGGGTGAGGAATGTCACTTTCCGGTACGTTGCCTCCACGTCGGAATGGATGGCTGAGACTAACCCGAAGCACTGGGGAGTGGACTGGGCCACAAGCCGCAACAAGTGGGGCATAGATCAATATAGCGCCGAAGAGATATTCATGGCGCTTCTCAACCACAAGCGGCCAAAGGTCTACGACACAGTTGACGACAAGCTGGTACTGAACTCCGAGAAAACGCTCGCGGCTCAGGAGAAGGCGGAGGCGATGGAGACACGCTTCCGCGAATGGGCGTGGGAAGACCCTACCAGGGCCAAGAAACTGTCTGACATCTACAATGAGCGGTTCAATGACTATGTGCCGAGGTCGTTCAATGGGGATCACCTCGACCTGGTTGGGGCGAATCCAGCTATCAAGCTGCGCGACCACCAGAAGGCTGCCATCTGGCGCATCTTGCAGAGTGGCAACACGCTACTCGCCCATGCCGTGGGTGCTGGTAAAACCTTCGTCATGGCCGGCGCTGCAATGGAGATGCGCCGGATGGGGCTATCCAAGAAGAACCTGTTCATCGTGCCGAACCATCTTGTGCAGCAGTTCGCGGACGATTTCCGAAAGCTGTACCCCAGTGCCAGTCTGCTCGTACCCACTAAGGCAGAGTTCGAGAGAACCTCGCGGAACGGTCTGTTCAGCAGGATCGCTACCGGAGACTGGGATGGTGTGATCATCGCCCAATCCCAAATGACCCTCATGCCGATGCGCCCTGGTGCAATGGAGACGCACATCCGTAAGGAGCTTGACGAACTGCGAGCAAGCCTGTGGGAGATGAAGCGCGAGGGAGCATCCCAATCCAGCCAGAAGCAGATACAGCGGGCGATCGACCGACTGGAGAAGAAGCTGGACGAGAAGCTGAAGAAGCTGGCCGAACGCCAGGATGAGACCGGAGCACTCTACTTCGAGGACCTGGGCCTGGACACGCTCTTCGTGGACGAAGCAGACATGTACAAGAACCTGCTCTTCACGACGAAGATGGAGCGGATCAAGGGGCTGTCTAACACTGACTCCGAGCGAGCGATGGATATGTTCCTCAAGACCCAGTTTGTCAGCAAGCGCAACGGGGGGCGCGGCGTGGTGTTCGCCACCGGCACGCCGATCAGTAACACCATCGCCGAGCTGTGGACGATGATGCGCTATCTGATGCCCGACACGCTGGAGGGCAAGGGTGTCGGCCGCTTCGACTCGTTGGGCGTCCCAATACGCTATGAGTGAGACGACCCTGGAGCAGACTGTCTCCGGCGCTTACAAGCCGACAGAGCGATTTAGCAAGTTCATCAATGCGCCGGAGCTCTCCAAGCTGTTCCAGCACGTCGCGGACATAATGACCGACGAAGACTTGAAGCTGCCTAAGCCCAAGTTGGTCGGTGGGAAACCAGAGGTCATTTCAAGTTCTCCGGATGATGCTCTTCTTGATTACATGAAGGACATCGCTGAGCGGATCGATGCCCTCAGGGGCGGTGTGCCGCCTGAAGAGGACAACATGCTGAAGATATCCAGCGACGCCCGCAAAGCCGCGCTGGATATGCGGCTCGTCGATCCAAAGGCTCCCGAAAACCCGAACGGCAAGCTGAACAGGTGCGCCACCAAGGTAGCTGAGATCTACCACGCGACTGTTGACACCGGAAACCCTACCACGGACCGATCCACGCAGCTCGTGTTCCTGGACCTTGGCACTCCGAAGGCGGCAGACGACACGGCTTCTCGTCCCAAGAAGAAGGCCGAAGTCTCCGCTGAGGATGAATTCGGTGAGGAGCTTGTCGACCAGGCCGCCGAGGCAAGGGACGCGTTGACGGGTGAGGAGGTGAAACTGCTCACCGACGTATATAGCGCTCTCAAACAGAAGCTAGAGGCGTTGGGAGTGAAGACCGACGAGATCGCCTTCATCCACGAGTACGACACTCCGGCCAAGAAGAAACGGCTCTTCGACGCAGTGAACAACGGTGATATCCGTGTGTTGATCGGATCGACCTACAAGATGGGGCCGGGCATGAACGTCCAGGAGCGGCTTCGCGCTTTGCACCACCTGGACGCGCCATGGAGGCCCCGAGACATCGAGCAGCGCGAAGGTCGTATCCTGCGACAGGGCAACAGTTGGGAAGAAGCACAGATATTCGAGTACGTCACCGAAAAGAGCTTCGACGGTTACATCTGGCAGGCACTCTACTCGAAGGCAAAGGCCATCAAGAGCATGATGCGGCGGAGCGTCACCGATCGCACCATCGTGGATAACGACGACCTGGTGCTGTCTGCGGCTGAGGCTCGGGCGATTGCAACCGGCAACCCGCTGGTGTTCCGAAAGGCCGAGATTGAGGCCGAGCTTGCCAAGTTGAAGATGCGCCACTCCACCTGGTTCGACGAGCAGCAGCGAGCCAAGATGGAGTCCATATCCATACCTGACCGGATAAAAGGTGCAGAGGGACGGATCGAGCAATACCGGAACGACGTTGCCCTGCGTGACAAGAGCGAAGGGGCCAAGTTCTCCATCGAGATCCAGGGTAAGGCCTACACAGACAAGGCGGCGGCTGCAAAGGCCCTCAAGTCGGTTCTGCCGCTAAGTGAGAAGGGCAACCTTATAGAGGGTGGTGAGTGGAGAGTCGGCACCTATCGGGGCTTTCCAGTTAGGATCAAGGGCTACGGGATCAGCGGTAACCTGGATATGTCCCTCCTGGGCAATGGTACATACGAGACCTCGTTCTTCGAGCCTGCGAATATCGAGCCCGGTACTTTCGTCCGTCTCGACAATGCCCTGAAGAAGATCGACGACCGGATAAGCTACGAGCAGCGGACAATCAGCCGGTACGAGCGGGAGATGGAGGTATACAAGGGTCAGATTGGTAAGCCCTTTGAAGATCGAGGCAAGATTGCGTCCCTCGAAAGTGAGTTGGGCGAGCTGTTGGCAAAGCTGACCGGCTCACAACAGGGCATCGTCTCACCTACCTACCGTATGATCGATCAAGCCTGGACGGCCATTACTTCCCAAGGCGTCAAAAAGGGGAAGGAGTCCATGGAGGCGCTGCGGGAAGGGGTTCACACGGCCCTTCCAACCGTAGCCGATGAGGACGTCGACCTGCTGATGAAGCACTGGGACGTCATCAAGAAGGTTCACACCTCCGTCCAGAAGGATCGCAAGGCGCTCACCGAGGAGCTAGATCGGTTGGCCGAGAAAGGACTGATCGAGCGGGACCGTGACCTCACGATGGGCGATGCTTTCGCCAGGATCAAGGCTCTGTCTCAGACTGGTGAGACAAACTGGAAGAGTTGGAAGAGCATGGCCGAGAGATACAAGGCGGCAGGAGACCTGCTACTCGACCAGCCTTACACTCTGACAGGCGAGCTGATCGGCGGGCCGCTCCGCGAGAAGATGGGCGTCGGCAAGGGATTCCGGCTTCCGCATGCCTGGGCGACCAGGCCGCTGATCGGCGCGGCGCTGGGGGCGATGCTGAACCCCGAGGATCCAACTAGCGGGGCGATGCTGCTGGGATTTGCCGGAATGACCACGCACCCGAAGGCACAGGCGCTGTTCAAGAACGTCGCCCTCGCCAGTGGTCGCTACGTAGTTGCCAATGCGATAGACGCCCTTCTGGTGCGTAACCCCGCACACGGTATCAGTCCTCACCTGGGGAGCCTCGTAGGCAAACTGCGTGGCAAGGAGACTGTGCTCGACCGAATGGAGAAGCGGATAGGTCCGGCTCCGGTGGAGGTCAGCCGCCAGCGGATGCAGGGCGTCCGCGAGGGACAGCTGGTCAGCAAGCACGAGATCGAACAGGGGATCGGCGGGAGCATCCCGATTCAGTACCGCGTGGGCGCTGGATTGGCTGCGGGCGCACTCTCCCCCACTTCCGAAGAGGACCGCCCGAAGGCGATGGTGGCAGGAGCGGCGATTGGTGCCGGCTTCCCACGTTGGAGCGCCCTCACGCGGCGTGTGGCCGCGGCGACCGAAAGTACGGCCAGGACCGCGGCCTGGGGCAAGGCGAAGGGCGAGTACCTGACGAAGGAGTATCCCGACTTCCGGTCGCGGCTACTGAAGAGTCTGAACGGCTCCATGGATGGACAGGCCAAGACGCGGGTGGCCGCGGTGCTGGACGGTGAGGAAGGGCAGTTCACGTCTGACTGGTTGCTGAAACGGCTGAAGGAGCTTGGCGTTTCAGAGGACACAGCGAAGAGGGCGGCGAAGGATTGGGCGAACGTGTCCAAGGTTGGGGACGAAAAGGGTGCAGAGTTCGCGGGCCACATTCAGTTCGACTACAACTACACGAAGGCCGACGAATTCCTGAAGCACTTCGTGCCGTTCCACTTCTACGCCACGCGCAACCTTCCCTGGTACGCGGAACATATGGCCAAGCATCCGGTGATAGCGAGCGCCGTGCTTCAGATGAACCGCGCGAGCGAGGAAGAGAGAGCGGAACTGGGGCTGACTCAACGCTTCCTGGGCATGTTCGTACTTGGCGGCGGGATCGGCCAGATAGCGAGCGAGCTTGTGGGACGCAAGGGCAAGATCGCGGTGGACCCGCTGGCGGCAACGATCAGCGTGATGAGTCAGGTTCGTGACCCGATGGAGTGGGGCGGNGGAGACGCGAACTTGGCGAGGCGGATGGGCGCGGCGCAGCAGGTCGGCATTAGCCCGTACCCTGCCTACCAGGCAGCCATCCAAATGACAGGACAGACCGGCACCAAGCCGGCACCTAGCTTTGTACCCCTCAGCAGCTACGCTAAGGATGTGGCTGGCGTCGACGTGGAGAAGCCGCTACGGGAACTGGGTGCGAAGGTCCAAGGGCAGCGGCTGGGGGCGAAGGTGGACCCCGAGGCAGCGAAATCCTCTAGGATCAGAACGAGAATAGCAGAGATGGCGACGGAGGACGGCAAGCCAGGGGCCTACGACAAGTACATGGATGATCCTAACTCGGAGGCATATCGACGTGCGAAGCGAGACGTTGAGCGAGAGAGTGCGGTTACGAGCGCCGCTACCTTCGTGCTGCCCACTAGAGCCAAGTTCCTGTCCGAAACTGAAGAGCGGGTGCGACGTACACGGGCCGAGCACTATCCAAAAGCTGAAGTGCAGGGTGATGAGGCTGAACTCACTCCCGAGCAGAGGGAGCAGTACAAGGTAGCCGCCGAAGAGTATCCAGAGGGAACAACCTACTCCGGTACCTACCAGTCGCCGGACAAGCGCGCCCTCTCGGTCAAGATGAAGGAGTTCATGGCTCTTGGCTCGAAGGAAGAGAACGAAGCCTATTCGGCCGAGACTGTAGCTCGTACCGTACCCGAGGATATCAGGAGCATTATCGACGGGGACAAGGGACCGCGGCGGGAGGCGATGGCGGACAAGGTGGGCCAGGCTCGCCAGGAGTTTCTTAGCAGGCCGGAGAATACCGACTTCGCGGCTTTCTGGCGGCGTAACTCCGAAGAAGCTCGCAAGGGCAACCAGGACTACAGCCTTGACGATTACCTGAAAGAGGTTGGTCGGCCTACGGGCAGTTTTGAGCTACAGAAAGAACAGGGCCCGGGCGGGGCAATCGTCGAAGAGCAGAACAAGATGCTCGCCAGCGCGAAGTACACGCTGCAGAAGGACCTGCGGGAATACTACGAAAACCGAAACAAGAACTGGATGGCGATGGGTGCCCCCGGTGGCATGTCCAGAGTACGGGCCGACTTCCTTGCTGACCGGCCAATGCTGGCCATGTACTTCGCGTGGCGGCAGCGCAAAGGTTACCCCAACACGGAAGAGGACAACATGGGCCACGTGGACGCCTTCCTGAAGGAGCGTGAGGGTGAGTTGCAGTCTCGACGATGAGGGGATGGTCCGGTGCAGATGCGGAACGCCGTTGTTCCAGCTGGTAGGAGGATACCTCTGTTTCCAGGTGAGACACCACGGAGAGAAGCACGTTGAGCTGATTTCGCTGGAAGAATTGAGGCTTCTAGCGACTTCCCCTTATAGGGCCCGGCAATTAAATTCTGAATTCGCTTGCCCGGAAATAGTCATATGACTAAAGCGCAGGCAATAGGATGCCACGCTGAAATGGGGCTTAAACCAGGCTACGATTTTCCGATAGCTATCCCGATACTTACCCGATAGTGTCATAGGCGCGCAAAAAACCACAGAGATCGCGCGGTAGTGTGACATAAGTACTTCATGGACTGCCGCCACTCCCCCTTTTGATTCCGAAACGGAAACGAATTGCCCGGCCCCATAAGGGGCTAGCGTGTAAATCCCCTCTTGACAACAGCCGTTCGTCACCCTACTGTAGGCATAACAGACTACGGGGGATCGTCTAGCGGTAGGACACCGGCCATGGGGCCGGAGAGAGCGGTTCAATTCCGCCAACCCGACTGACTCGACACTAGAGCGTCCTGAACGCCCGATCGAGAACACCACGTGTGTCCCTCGGTTGGGCGTTCTCATTTTATGGCGCTGGTAGGAGACCGGAATGGCAGACAAGGATGCGGTCACTCCCGAGGAGACGTCGGTACTCATGGACGACGCGGAAACCGGACTAGAGCCCGAAGAGGGTGCTATCGCTGGTGGCGTCGAGGAGACGGGCGAGCCCGGTGGGGGAACGGCACAGTGGGACTCGGACGATAACCCCTACAAGCGACAAGCTCAGGAGATGGAGCTGCGCTTCAAGGGACTCCAGGGCACCGTACAGCGGCTGACCGAGCAGCAGAAAGAACTACTGAAAGGCAAGGAAGCCGAAGAGGAAGCGCGTTTTGAGACTGAGCTAGAGGGCATGACGGTAACGGAGGCCCAGCTAGCCCGTGAAGCGCGAGCCGCGAAGAAAGAGGCGGCGGCCGCGAGAGCCCGGCTAGCCGAGCTTGACCCTGTAGCTCAGGCTGCGGCGAAGCAGCAGGCAGCGCTATTTCTCGCACAGAAGTACGGCATCCGACCCGACGTGCTGATGGAGCACGACAATCCCTTCGCCATGGAGGCATTCGCGAAGGGGGCTGCTGCCGCGAGGGCGCAGCTGGTCAAGAAGAGCCCTGGTGCGGTCGAGTCGAGTTCTAGTCCTGGTTCCGGTGGTACGGAGCAGCAACTGAAGGCACTGGCGAACACAGGCGATTTCTCCGCGTGGTTCGCCCTACAGGAGCGGCAACAAAGCCGCAAGAGGTGATAGATGGTAGCCATCACCAGTGGTGTTCGTAGTTCCTATACGAATACCGACATCAACAAGCGAAACATCGCAGATGTCATCAGCATCTGCTCCCCTGAAGATGTGCCTTTCCTCAAGCTGGTGGGGTGGTCCAGTGCCGCCGCGCTGATGGGAGAGGAAGGCATATACAACACCAAGGCTGAGTGGATCGAGGACCAGCTCCGGCCCACCAGCGAGACGCTGACCGGCGCAACGAGCTGGACCAACTCCACCACGACCACGACCTTCACCGCAGTTGACGGCGATCTCTACCGGAAGGGTCACGTCCTGAAGGTAGACGACGAGTTGATGTGGGTTTCCGGCGTCTCCAGCACCACAGTCACTGTCACGCGGGGACTCGGTGGGACCACCCCAACAACCCACTCCTCCGAGGCGACGGTTGAGTTTGTCGGCATCGCGCAACTCGAAGGTGACGATCCCCCCGACGGCATCCAGATCACGCCAACCGTGCCGTACAACTACACACAGATCTTCGAGGATACCGTCCAGGTGACGGGGACCGAGCTTCAGGTGAAGAAGTACGGGCTTCAGAACGTCTACAACTACCGGCGCGAGAAGGTGATGAAGGAACTCCCGATCATGCTGGAGCGGGCCTGCTTCCATGGTGGGCGCGCCGTCGGTTCGGCTACCACGCCGAGGCTGATGGGTGGGCTGGACACCTTCGTCACAGGCATATACAACGCCAGTGCCGCGGTACTCACTCGCAAGATGTTCGAGGACCAGATGCAGGACATCTTCGAGGATGTGGGCGCGGCCCACATGCCGAAGGTAGTCATCTGCAACGCCTGGGCGAAGAGGAAGTTCAGCAGCTTCTACGAGGGCTCGGTACGGACCAGCCGTGACGAGAAGCGCGGCGGGGTGATCATCAATACCATCGACACCGAGTTCGGATCGGTGGACCTGGTGCTGAATCGCTGGTGTCCATCCAATGCCCTGTACATCCTGAACACCGACTACATCGGTGTGGGTCCATTGGGGAACAGGACGTTCAAGCATGAGAAGCTGGCAAAGACCAAGGATGCCGAGAAGGGGCACATCCTGGGCGAGTACACGCTCGTCGTGAAGAATGCCGTATGCCATCGCAAGATTTACGGCTTCTCCACAACGAGCTAAGGGGAGGCTATCTATGAGTGGTGTAGCTGATCCCCACGCTGAGGATTACATGCCTCAGATGCTCCCCAACGGGGTGGGAGGCGGCCTGCCATTCGGGCAGGCCGCCGTAGACGCCGTGGCGATAGGCGGTGTGCTTGTTTCGGCAACGGCGGCTGAGATTAACAAGGCCGCTGACCCCGACCAGATGGCGATCAACGGACTGTCCAGGCTTGGCGTTGCTCGGTTTGAGTTCGATCCCTCGGGCGATGCATCCATGCGTACCGTCGCGGCTCACGGCTTGGGGGTGACACTGCCGGACAAGGCCATCGTTCTGGGCGGTTTCATCCAAGTCATCACGACTTTTCAGAGCACGGCGGGCGGGACGGACAAGGCGACCATCGCCATACATGTACAGGGTGCCAACGACATCGTGAGTGCGGTCGCCATCGAAACCGGCACTCCCTGGGCTGCGGGGCTTCAGGCCATCGTCCCGAAGTTCAACACGCCGGAAACGACCGGCATCGCGCTGACGGACGACCGAGAGGTCACGGCGACGGTTGCTGTGGCCGCACTTACGGCGGGCAAGCTCGTCGGGTTCCTGTTCTACGTCCTGGGCGACTAGTCCGAGAGGGGGAGGGGAAACCCTTCCCCTCCTTACTGCTGGATGGGGAGAGAGAAATGAGTCCAGTACGCGGCGTGATTGGCGTCCCAACGGTTGGTTGGGTCCAAACCCCTTTCATGACCTCCATGGTGCGAATGCAGGCACCAAGGGACGTTGAGTTCTACGCTATGTCCAACGTCCTCACCTCAGTTGCGCGTAATCAGATTGTTGAATCGGCTATCGAGAAGGGCGCGAAGTGGGTGTTCTTCGCCGACTCCGATCAGACATTCCACCCCGATACCCTGATACGGCTTCTCAATCACGATGTTGATATCGTCGGCGGGCTCTACTTTCAGCGTGTCGCGCCGTTCGACCCCATTGCCTACGACGTGATCGACGATGGAGCTGAGCAGTACCGGCCGATCAGTCAGGAAGTGATCGACTTCATGCGCCGCTACAGCGTATCGCTGACAGGTAAGGCGGCGAAGGTGGTGGCACCCTTCCAACGGGATCACCTGCGCAAGGTCGGCGGAATCGGGACGGGGTGCCTGCTTATCAAGGCCAGCGTCTTCAAGGCGATGTTGAAGCCCTGGTTTCAGTATTCCTCAATTGGCGGGAGCGAGGATCTGTACTTCTGCCGCCAGGCGCGACGGCTCGGATACGACATCTATGTTGACCTGGGCGTCCAGTGCGGCCACATGACTACTGCTGAGTTGGGATTGACGCAGTTCTGCACCGTGCAGCGGATGAAGGAGGACGAAAGTGGCGCTGAATAGTGTTTGGAATGCCGTGCAGGGCTGGCTCGACCAGAAGGGCGATACAGAGGGACATGCTGAGAGCGTGCGTGGCTACACCACCAAGACCGTCACCATCGCGCTGAATGGCAGCCTGTCCACCGAGGTAGACCTGGAGGGGTACGCCCTGGCAGGGCTCCACACTGCCCGCCGACTGGACGGCGGCGGTGCTGACGTTCCAGTCTGCCCCTATCAGCGGCGGGACGTTCTACAACGTCTACGACGACCAGGGCAACGAGGTAACGGTGCAGGCGGCCGATGACAGGGCGATAGGGGTGGACGTGGCTGCTGGTGCCCTGGCCTCCTGGCGGTTCCTGAAGATCAGGAGTGGCACGGCGGCATCTGCCGTGAATCAGGCGGCAGCTAGGGTCATTACGCTGGTGTTGAAGGGGTAGGACCATGCGCCTCTTGGGGATCCCCAGAAAGAAATACCTGCTCCTTGAGCAGTTCAACGGCATGGCGCTGAACGAAGCGGTATGGGGAGTTACCGACACCGAGAGCAAGCTCAGCGTCGCGAACGGTGCCCTCGTGTGCGCGGGCGGGAAGGCGGTGCCTGAATGGGGCAACCCGCAAATCCAAACTGTGCGCACCTGGCCACGAGTCGCAGGACTGACGGCAGAGTGGGATATAACACCAGTTAATGTAAACCAATTCGTTGTGGACTTCGCGCTAGACCTCACGACTCGATACGGGTTCTACGTACCCACTGGTGGCGGGGGAACTCTCCAGGTATACGTTGGAAACACTGAGGTTAAGAATGCCCTGGCTTATAGCGCAGGTCAACGGCTGCTTGGCCGCGTAGTTCTCAAGGGAACTGCGGGTGTACTCCTCTACATATCCACCGATGGCGGCAGGATCTGGGACCTGTACTGGGTTGGGAACGTTGGAGGGGCAGGAAACTTCTTCCTGCGATATCGCAACCATAGCGCAGCATTCTCTTCCTCCTACTGTCGCGTCTACCGTGGCTCCGTCAAGCCTCCTGTCATAATTGCCGACGGAGACGCCCTCAGCAAGTATGGCATCTATGACGCACAGGCAACGGTTAGCGCAGGTGAGAAGGGTGGCGTGGATGCCTGCAAGTTGGCTGATGCAACGCGATATCTCCGAGCCTACGTCAACCTTGTGGATAACAAACTGCACCTGGAGAAGTTTGAAGACCCCACCACCATCACACTGTTAAACGGAGCCGTCACCTATTCAGCGGCAGGCCAAGTGAGGATAGTAGTTGTGCCAGGTAGTGGCGGGTTAACGAACGCCCAGATAGCAGCCTACTACGCGGGGACACAGGTTGGAACCGCCCAGACTGTGAACCTGTCCAGTTACGGCACCCTCGCAGCGCGGTACAAATCGGCAGTTGGAGATACCGTGACCCTGGAGGTGAACACATGAAGTACGTCATCTCCTGGCCGATAGAGCCCAGCCTGCCAACCATGCCCGATGGAACCGGTAAAGATCGCCTCACGGGTGTCAGTCGCCTCTACGACGCTGATGGGGGCCATGAACGGGGATCTGTTAATCGAGACCGAGGACTGAGACGGTGGTTGATGAGTTGGTGGCTCAGGGCATCTCCGTGACGGTGTTTGATGATGAGTAAGACTCTCGCGGCAAACTAGTGACGGCAGTTGGTGTCCAACGTGGCCGACCTCTACGAGGGGGTTGCTGCATCGGGTTCCGCCACCACGCTGGCGGACAACAGTCTTGTTGTGGCCGGAGACGATGAGTACAACGGTGCGGAGGCTCTGCATCCGCTCGGCGGGCTCTATCGTCTACGTCACCGACTTCGACGCAGCCACGAAGACACTGACCTTCTCGCCGGCGTTGTCATCGACCATCGCGGGTGCTGACCCCTACGAGATGCGCCGCCGCCACCTGTACGCAGATGCGGTGCGGCTGGTGAACCAGGCCATCCGCGACATGCAGGGGGAGGCGCTGATAGATGCCGACGAGACGACCGTCCTGGCAGCGTCCACCTATGAGTATGCGACCACGCTCGCGGCCATCTACCGCGTGGAGCTGCTGGATGCCGGAGACAATATCTATGACCGGCTCCAGCCTGGGCTCTGGCGCATCCAGGACGGCAAGCTGTACATCTCTTATCGAGTCGTGGATGAGCACTACGCGAAGACTGTCCGCGTCTCCGGCTACACCCACCCATCCGAGCTAGCGGCCCGAACCGACGTCACGGCGCTGTGGCCTCCGTTCATCGAAGCCTATGCGACCTGGAAGTTGGCCGTCCAGATGGGTAACACAAAGCTGGCCGAGCACTGGTACATGGAGAAGGAGCGCCAGCGAGCTAAGGCTATCACGCAGCTGAGGGCGAATACCCGATGGGTCATTCGGTAGTCTCCGAAAACGAGATACGGCTGGGGGGATACGCGTTCCGCACCACGGAGCCGCCGCGCAGGACCGATATGGACCGCTTCCCTGGGCGGGTCATCACCGGCGACGTGAGTGAGACCTCCGAGACCCGTGCATCTGCTTGGGTCATCAAGGATCTCACCGGCGGGATCGGCGTCCTCGACATGGACGAGGACACGCAGATGGACCGATCGTGGTTCTCGCTGGCCGAGACGATGCGGAGCAAGGCGTTCGGGCTCCCACCCTATGCGCACGATGCCGGGGGCAGTGACTACACAGTTCTCGCCGAGTTCGAGGAGGCGATCTACGGGGCCGATAGCAAGGTCTACAAACGGTCGTCCGACGTTCTCGACACGTGGACCGAGAAGCACACTCTGCTGGGGGCGGCGAAAGGCTGGGCAGAGTACGACGGAAAGCTGTACATCGCCTGTGGGAATGATGGTTACTCCTACTCCGCCGATGGGGAGGCGTGGGCCGACGTGGCCGAGGCCGCCGAGCACCTTTGTGTGTGGGACGGGAAGCTGTTCAAGCTCTCCAGCGCAGGGAACATTAGCTACTCCACGGACGGCACGACCTGGACCAGTCTGCTCGACCTGGACTACCCTGCTGGCTACTACACGGGGCTATTCGTCTACCTCAACCTCGCGGGAGAGTCCTGCCTTTATGTGGTGCACAAGAAGGGGCTGGACTGGATTGACTTCACCACCCCGAAGGCACACACAACCGGTCTAATCCTCCCAAAGCACCCCCATGGTGGCAAGGCAGCCGGTGTGTGGCGCGGCGACTACGTGATGTATGGCGCGGGATTATCTGCATACGCCTGGACCCCTGGGCAGATACGTGCGGTGGGACTCGATAGAGACGATGGTGTGCCGGCCAGCATGCGAGGGGTGCTGGTGGACCTGGCCAGTGGCCACTATGCCCTGTACGCCGCGCTGGACAACACGTTGGCATCCACCCCTGTCCTGGCTGGGCGCAGCACTCGCTGGCACTTCAACGCTCCGAAGATCATGAACGAGGCGGTGGGGTTCAGCTTCGTGTTGGCCTGGAACGGGACGGGCTGGCACCCCATCTGGATGAGTGGGGAACAGGACAAGGCCATCCGCTGCATGCTCGTATCCGACGCCCACAGTGACTATCGACTGTGGTTCGTGGCCGATGGTCATGTTTGGTACATTCGACAGCCCCTTGGTGTTTACAACCCCAAGCTGCACGCTGACAGCGAGTATGCCGCGAGTGGGCAGGTGATCACCCCCTGGATGGACGGCAAGATGACCGCCGAGGACAAGGCTGCGCTGGAGTGCATCATCCGGCTGGAGGCAGCCTCAGTGACAGAGACGGTGACAGTCTCCTATGGGGTTGATGGTAGCGAAGCTTGGACACAGATAGCCCAGTATACGGCGAATGGGAGCTATGAATTCTCGAGCGGGGGACTGGAGTTCGAGAGGATCCGCTTCAAGTTCGACCTCGCGCGGGGGAGTGACATCACGAAGAGTCCATGGGTCACGGCTCTCAAGTTCCGCTATCGCCGGTCGCTGTCTCCCCTGCGGAGTTGGGACGTGCGGGTGGACTGCTCGAAGAACTACGGCGAGCTGACGCCGAGGGAGATGATCGCCCTGCTGAATGGCTACTCCACGCAAAAGACGCTGGTGGAGTTGATCACGGACAACTCGGGCACGAGTTATTGGGTGGAGTGCAAGATCAGCGGGATAGAGGCGACGGGGAAGAACCGCAGCGCAATGTACCGGCTGATGCTTTCGGAGGTGCTATGAGTGCCGTGCCGCCGATCCCCGCGCAGTGGCCGGGGAGCGATCTGGAGTGGATGTGCTACTGGGTACTGACCGTGGTGCTGAAGATGAAGGAAGGAGTGGACTTCTCCTACCAGTCCTCGCGCTTCGGCGGCCGTACGGAGCTAGGAGGGATCGTGCTCGACTTCCTGATGCTCGACGGGTCCAGGATCGGCATCGACATACAGGGGGAGCACTGGCACTACGGGGAAGCCGAGCAGATAGCGGATGCGGTCCTCCGGCGAGCACGCTGCCAGGAGTTGGGTATAGAGCTGATCTTCATCGACGGCGACGATATCAGCCGCAACCCCATCTACTACGTTAGGGAAGCCCTCGCGGGGGTGGACCATTCGAGGGTGAAGGCATGACAGCGATACAGCTTAGATCGAGGCGATCTAGACGAACGCGGGGGGTGGGACGTCAACGCGCTGACCGTGGAGGTCTACGCCACAGACGCGAACGGATTGCCGACCGGCGCGGCGGTGGCTTCCACGACGACAGACGCCGACGGGGTATGGCAGTTCCTCGCCGCAACGGGGCTGCTGCACTCCACCCGCTACTGCGTGAAGATCATCAACGGGTCTGAGGTCCAATGGCTGGACGGGGCTGACATGATCCAGGCCGAGGAGCTTGCCGTTCGCACGAAGCTGACGCTGCCAAACGGGGCGGTGGTGGGCTCTGACGGCATCCCCAATGCCGCCCTTGCCGCTGATGTTGCCAGGGCCAACCTGCTCACCAACGGCGGGTTCGAGATATGGCAGCGGGGAGCGGGGCCGTTCACGGCCTACGGGGCTTACGGCCCCGACCGCTGGTTTCTAGAGGTGCCTGGAAGCAGTACGCTAAGTGTGACAAAGAATACCGTAAACACCGGATTGGGGCAGTCCTCAGGGGTCGGTCTCGTGGCGGTTCGCGATGATGCTGACGTGAGCCTAACACAACACATCAAGATGGCCGAGTTCCCCGAATTACGCGGCCAGGTGGTTAGCCTCAGTATGCGTGCTAACTGTAATGCTGCCAATGCTGCGAAGGCCTATTTGGGGGTTGATGGTACGGGCGGTGGTGGTGTGGTGTCTACCTACCACGCTGGTAATTCCGCCTGGGCCACGCTAACCACAGCAAGCTTGACGATCCCAACCGATGCTACCTATATGGAGATCAAAAATCCACATCGGCGCTACCAGCACCACCTATGTGGATCATGCCATGCTCGTAGTCGGCTCCGTCGCTGCTGACTACCAACCCCTGCACCCTGCCGATGAGTGGGCTAGGTGTCTGCGGTACGCCGAATATTTAGGAAGGATAGGCAGTGAGCGAATTGGGGTGGGATATTGCAACAGCACCACTGTAGCTTTCGTACCAATACGGTTCACACCCAAAGCAGTAATCCCCACCATAACCATCAGTGCTGCCAACACTTGGAGTCCAATATATGGGAGTGGCTCCAGCAACCCCAGCACCATCGCAGCCGATATCCCAAACATCAATGGAGCAGATGTGACTGTGACTATGGGCAGTGCTGTCCTGGTGAAGGGAGAGGCGCTTTTGTTGACCACAAGCGGCGCCACAGGACTTATTTTCGTGGAGGCCAACCCATGAGTCACGTCTACATCACCAACACAACCCCAGACGGCAATACCATCTCCCTCCGCTGCGGTATCTGTGGCTGGCATGGCGACGTGCCAGCAGAGCAGGTGGAGTTCACCACCAACCCTGACGGGAGCAAGGATTTCCGGTTCCTGCGGGCAACCTGCGGCGACTGTGGCGCATCGTCCACATGGCCCATCAGTGGGGGTGCGTGCGGGTAGCGGCACGCCGGAGTTGACGGCGCTTCAGCAGGCGTTCGCCCTCCGGCTCAACCACGATCCCGACCACCCAGCGGATACGCCCGCTACGGGGAAAGCGGCGGTAGCGGAGTTGCTGGCGCAGATGGGCGGGAATGACGCGGCGAAGTGGGGGCTGGGGGAGTGGGAACCCGAGGCGACCGAGAAATAGGAGGAACCATGAGCGACGACACTATCAAGGCAGGCATGTACGGTGTAGGGGCGGCAATAATGGCACTTTGGCAGAGCGTAGGAACAGCACTGGCAGTGTACCTAGCCCTGGCGATCCTGGACGCCATCACAGCCGCCGTGGCGAACGGAAAGCTGAGGCAACTCAACCCAGAAGCGGGAACATATGGATGGAGACGGAAGATCAATTTGATCCTCCTGATCCTAGCCGTAGCGTTCTTGCAGCAAGGTATAGACCCTGGAGTATTGGCGCAGTTCTTCCCTCAACTCCAGTCTCTCCCCCTAGCGCAGACAGTCGCGGGAATATTCTCCGTCTACGAAGTGCTGAGCATCGCCCGCAACTACCTGTATTCAGGCGGCTACATTCCGAAGTTCCTAGCAGAGGCCCTGGGGGTGAAAGAGTTACCGCCGCGAGACCCGCCCGAGGGGGTGATTGGTTTCCTTGGCACACCGAAGTGGCACACGAAGGGGGTAACAGACAATGGCGGCACTGGTACTGTGTCCGAGCAACCAGGATCAGAACGTGGGACTCTACAAGGCCTACGGGCTGAGCGAGAAGACGGCATGCGAGAGGATTGCTAGCCTCGCACATGGCCGGCCAGGGCTGAATATTCTGGTGGTGCCCGGTAGGCCTGAAAGCGGTGACCGCTGGCGGCTGGAGGGATTGATTGAGCAGCTTCGCGGGGCAAGGCAGGTAGCCGATCGCGAAGGGGGGCCGGCTATCATCGTCAGCATCCACACCGATAGCGGCACACGCAGCCATACTTACGGTTGCTACGGCAGTCAGACGGGCTACGATCTGGCCTGGACAATGGAACAATTTCTTGCGCCGGCGATAGGCACCAAGCACGAGATGCTGGCGCTGACCGGATATGCCTTCGACACCGAGCGCGGTGTGCATCTCTCCTGCCTCCTGGAGTGCGGCGCTCACGAGAACCCTTCGGATACCGAGTTGATCGTGAGTCATCCACAGGTGATAGCCGACGCGATAGTCGAGGGGGCAGCAGCCTGGTTCGGGATCAAGGTGCAGCAACCGGCGTCGCCCATAGATGGAGTGGATCTGACCAGCTACTTCGCCCTTCATGGCCACCCGCCGGTGTGGGATTTCGCGATACCGAAGCGCTGGCGATCGCTGTACGATAAGGGCGTCAACATCGGGCCTGCACTGACCCGATGAGATGGATGCAACAGCATGGGGGGAACCAGTGGGGGCGAGGATCCAGTTCTTCGAGAGTGCGGCAATCGTGGCCCGCGCAGACCTGAACTGGGAGACTTTCCTCTGGCAGACGTTTCTGCACAGACCGCCGGCCTAACGACTATTCAGACCTCCCTTCCCTCCCTGGAACGGGGCTACCGAAAGGTGGCCCCGTTCCAGTTATGATTACCGCTTCCTGGATATCCGGTCCACCAGCGAGTGCGCTTTGTGCGCCTTCACAACGTCCTGGTCTGCCATCAGCACGTATTTAGCGGTCATGGCCAGGGTAGTGTGGCCCAAGAGTTTCTGAAGCTCGAACTGGCCGGCGCCATCTCGCACCCATTCGAGCGCAGTAGTGTGGCGGCATGTGTGCGGGCTGACACGCACCCCCTGGATGCCGGTCTGCTCTGCCAGGCGGTCGAACAGCTGGTTCACGGTGTTGACGTTCATCTGACGGCCGCTTCGCCCCAGGAACAGCCACGGCTCGCCGGTGTCGATTCGCCGTCTGCCTGTCCACTGCCAGATAGCCCGCTGGGTCTTCGTGGAAATTGGGACCCAGCGCTGCTTAGAGCCCTTGCCGTTGATGAGGAGACGATCCTTGACCACGTCGTCGAGAGTGATGGAGCACAGCTCGCCTGCGCGGATGCCCGTGTCCAGTAACACCAGCAGTATGGCGACGTCGCGTTCGGGGCTGCTGCTCCGTTTCGCCGCGCGGATGAGCAGCTGGATCTGCTCCATGCTGAATGGTTGGATCACCTTCTTGGGGACCCTCGGCATCTTGAGGCGTGCGGGTATACGTGGGTCCAGGTAGTCCTCGTCGACGCAGAAGTTGAGGAAGGCACGGATCGACCGAGCCTCACAGTGGAGACCGGCTGGGGTGGCCCCAGCCTGCTGGCGCTGTGACATGAAGGCGCGCACGTGGTCGGTGGTGAGAGCGCCTATTTCACTGATGCAGGCATCAGCGAGAAAAGCCCTGAAGCGCTTCAGTTTCTCTTCGTAGAACTGGATGGTTCGCGGGGAGCGTTCGGATACTTCGCGGTCAAGGATGAAGCCGTCGTAGGCGTGCTGCAC